GCTTGGCTTAATTGCAGGGCTTACCAGCTCTGACTTGGCGTGTACTCCTGGACCAGTTAGCCCAAATGTGAGCATGTTCAAAAAGTCATCGTCAATTGCTTTCTCTTCACGCAAACGGGCATCATGCCGTTTTTTGGCAGCTTCAGAGTTTGGATCTTCGCCAGGCAGGGCACTGGTAAATTCAAACTTTACAGCATCGCTAATGTTCTTTGGCGTTGGTAGACCTTTGTAATCTTCCATGAGCTGACGTATGCCAGCGACAACATCATCAAACATTGTCTTGAGCTGCGTCACGCCCTCGATCAATTTGTTGACTACGTCTTTGGCAATTTGCTTACTTGAGTCGAATATAGACGCTAGCCCTGATGCTTTGTCTTTGGGATCGATCACGGGCATGAATGCTGCGGCGATCTCCTGAACAACTTCTTTGACGCCTTGAAACGCTCCTTTGAGCGCGGCGAATGCCTTCTCTGGCTGGATGATGGCGAGCATTTGCTTGCCGATTTCTGTGAGCAGATCGTTGAAACCAGCGGTAACTTGGCGCAGCATGCCCTCAAACGAGTTGGCCATTTTGCTTGCGGTATCTGCTGCCTCTTTAGTATTTGATGCTGCGAATACTGCGCGTACTGCCGTGGCGCTGCTGACCGCGCCATCCCTGACTGCTGCTAGTGCATCCTCAACGCTGTAGGCATTGCCCGTGACCGACTCGAGCTCTTTGGCCAGTGCCTCGAATACTCGCAATCCGCCCTTCTGCAATGTGCGCAATGGGCCATCTGTGGCGATTGCCGCGCCACGTATCTCAGTGATTGCGCTAGCGACCGCATTAGCGCCAGCAGCCCCGCCACCAAGGATCTCGATCGCGTTGCCTGTCTGGGCGAGGATGGTGGCTGCGCCTGCCGTGCTCATGCCAGCGGCGGTAAATTGTTCAAATGCCTTGGCTAAATCCTCGAGCGGCACGCCGGTGTTGCTGCTGATGTCTCGCAGATCCTTGATGACCTTGTTTCCATCCTCGACTGATTGCGCCATGTGCTGCGCGCGGATGGTCATCGTCTCGAGAGCGCCACCCATTTTTAGAATTGACACGCCAGCTTGTAAGGGCATGCCGATGAAAAACGTAAACACGCCCTTGGCCATGTCGAGCAAGCCCTTAACGTCGTTGAGCGACTTAAGGCCTAGCATTTCTGATATGTTGATGGGCTTTATTTTGCCAATTGACTCAAGGCTTTTCTTGGACTTGTCGGCGACATCGCCTACGGTTTTGAGGCTCTTGCTGGCATCCGCGGCCCCTTTGGTAACATCAGAGCCCTGCCATGCCATCTGTACTGAGAGTTTGGCGATACTAGCCATATGCCTGCTCCCTAGTCATGACCTTGGCCCCAGTCTCTACCAGTGCCGTGAGTGTCGTTCGCTCTGACTCCATCTCCGCGCAGAGATCGCGAGGCAGAAAGTCCGTAATCTTAGCGCCCTTGGACCATGCCGCCATGGGTGCCCATGCCGCTAGCGCATGCTGTAGGTCGCTGCGGTAGTAGCCCCATGGATCGAGCCTTATGAGTGCGACCCACTCAGCCAGCTCTGTGCTACTCATCCGCTCCTCGATCTCGCCGACCGTCATGCCCAGATGACCAGCGAGCCGAAATAGCACCCGCCTGAGCGGGCGCTTGGCTAGTTTTTTTCCACGTCCTCAGGACGCAGGCCTACCAATTTGCAACTGGCATCCCATAGCTTATCGATCGACATGGCGGGCAGCCCGCTCACAACTGCGATGTCATTGTCGGCAAATAGGCGCACACCCTGCTCGTCGCAGATAGTGAGCACCAGCAGACGGGCGCGGATATTTGCGTATCGTGCCGCGCCCTCATTTTCGATCTGCCACGCATCCCATTGATCGCGCTGGCCTGCTGTGATCTCGCGCAGGCATACATCTCCGCCCCACTCGGGCACGGAGATGGTAATGATGCGGGGCTTTGCGCCTGCGATAATTGCTGCTCGATCTAGTGGCATTAGGTGTTACTCTTGTCGCTCAATTGGAGAGTTACTGTGTACCTCAGCGCTTCATCAGTCGCACCGATATCAGGATACCCGATCTCGCTGATGTAGCCATCGTACACTGCGATTGTATCGATATTTGCGCCACCGAGATCGACGGTTACGCGAGTGTGAACCTTGGCGAGCCGACGAGTATCGAGCAGGCTTAACAGGTTGGTAGCAGTCGCGGTATCGTCGAGGTACAGCGTGAATTGCACTGTGCCTGGGTCGTTGCGTACTGGCACGCGCTGCATTTTCGTGTCGCTCAATGCGGTCACATCAGCAAACGTGGTAGATCGCGCGTTGGCTGCGATGCTGATCAGCCCGCTCAGAGCTGCTGTAGTGCCTGCGGTGCTGCTGCTCAGCGTCGCATAAGCTGCGGTCGTTCCCGGTCCTAGTACATTTGGCATGTCGAGACTCCCTTACTGGTATGTGCCGACTACGTCAATTGTAGTCAAGCGTGCTAGCTCGTCGGTCCCATCTCCCCCGAGCTCAGATTGATCCTGCGCTTCCTCGATGCGCCAGTGATGGATGGTCACGTCTGAAACTGTATGGCGTCCCGGTGTAGCCTCGATCTGCTCTGCGATCCACACTAGGACGCCCTGCGCACCCGATCGAGTCTCAGCCACTGCCGTGAGCGTAACACGCTCTGTGATGACTGCTGGTGTGCCCCTGAGCAGCATCTGGCGCTGAGTGCTAATGCCCTGATAGACGACGTAGGGCAGAGACGAGCCCACTGGCGCATTCTCCGGTGATATGCCACCGGGGATAGTCGTGCCGTAGTCGGTGCGACCGACGAGGTAAGTGCGCAGGAGTTTGCCTAGGGCACTCATACATCACCACCAGTCTCAGGTGCAAGCTTGCCCTTGGAGATTAGGTCATCAATAACAATTTGAAAATAGCTGGCGGTGATCGTTGAAACTTGGCTCTTATTGCCATCGAGAGCAGGCCTCAAAAATGGCTTGGGCGCTACTCGGACAGTCTTGCCAGTGCCCCATATTTTGGCGTTAAATCCTAGCTCTACTAGGTGCGCGTACTTAACCGGATTGGCAGTAACTGTGACGTTCCGCTGAGCAGGGTAGGCCTTGCGTGGCTTATAGTAGGCAATAAATACCTCAGACTCAGATTTTCTCTTTGGCCCTACGATTGCAGTTACGATGCCCATACGGGTAGTCGTCACCTTTACGCCAATGCTCTTTTTAAGTGTTTGGGATGCACCATACATGCGCACCGTGCGATTGCCGACCTTGACCGTCTCTTTTCTGCTTGGTGCTTTGGCTCGAGCAAGCCTAGCGATCTGGCCAGCGATTTTACGTGCCGCACGCCTGCATGCCGTACGCATAGCTACGGGGAACTTGGCTAGCCGATCCATTAGCTCGCGCAATCCCTTAACCTCAAAATTATCTTTAATGGCGAATGGCATCACGCACCCCCAGTCGTTGTGGTGGTGGTCGTCGTAGGTGCTGCCGTTGTCGTCGTGCTGGTCGTGGTCGTCGTGGTCGCTGGTGCATCTGACTCCACCTGCACAGCCGTGATCTTGAGGTGTTTGTTGACACCCTCAACGGTGCTTAATCCGACGATGTTGAGCGTGATCGCTCCGTAGATCATGCGGTGAGTCGGTAGCACATCAGTGCGATATCGCATTGTGACCGTGTAGGTCGTGACTGATGACTGCATGAGAGCGCTCTGTGGCTCGCTGCCTGGAGTCGAGACAACGCTGGCCCACACGGTCGCATAGGTGGCCCAAGTGCGGATCGCTTGACCGTAGTCATCGAGCGCATCGGTCGCAGCCTGCAAGGATACGCGACGACGCATGTCTCCTACTACGGTGGCGGCGGGCATCAGCTATACCCTCCATCGGAGTAGAGCCTGAGCACGCTATCGACTGCCAAGGGCACCTCAGATCCGAACGATCCGACTGCTTCCCGGTGCTCGTACCAATGCGCTACAAGCATCATGATTGCGAGGCGCAGGAGCTCCGGTATGCCCGTACTTGCTGAGCCGTAGCCTGCGATCCAGTCGATCTCGATTGCGCCACGCTGGAGCGGGTAGGTGACCGGCCAAATGCCGCTCGGTGGCAGCACGAGCAGCGGCGGGTTGTTGTCGAGGAGAATTTCAAAATCACCAGCGGCATACGTCATCGTTTGCTGATTGCCATCACCGTCGTAGTATCGGATCCGCGGTGTGATGTATGCGATGCCGGTCACGAGATTAGCCGCAGCCTCGATCGCTGGTGACCGTGGCAGCTCGATGTCGTAGGGCCAGTTGTCCATGGTGAGTCGGTATGCGGTATAGATCAGGGTGCGGCTAGTGTAACGCTCGACCATCTCACGTGCCGCGCTGATCATCGCAGTGATGAGCGCATCATCGTCGCTCAGGTCCACGCGCAAATGGAGCTTCGCCTCAGCCAGTGTTACTGGCTCGGCGGTACCACGCGCGAGGATCTTGATGTTCATCTCTTCTCCACGTTTTTACGACGCTTATTGTCTGCGATGTCTAAAGGTGGTGGAGCCAGTGCTGCTGGCTCCTGATAGGGCTCGGCGAGCCCAGCGGATACGAGCCGCTGGGCGTCATCGCCAATAATATCCACAACCTCACCGGGCATGTAGCTCACGAGAGTGCCGACACAATGGATCATTATTTTCAGTCTCATGAGTCTACCCCACATGATTACGACGCTGGCTGAGTGATACGGACGATCGCGGCGCTCTGAGCCACTTTGGAGTCAGAGCGGCGCACTGCCATAAAGCCGGTCTGATAGGCATCAGCATAGCGCTCGTTCATGCGGATGATTTCAATATCGCCCGCATCACGGATGTAAAACTTGCTGAAATCGCCGAACAGAACAGTTTTGGCATTGGCAGCGATTGAGCTGGCCATTGCGTTGTTGACGATCACCGGATAGCCCAAGAGCCGCGGTGCGTTGCCGTTAAGCAAGTCGAGGAACAGTGGGCGGCTCTGTGAGTCGGCCAGTTGAAGAATGGTAGACCAGATCGACTGGTGCATCATCCATGCGCCATTCTGCTGGTATCCAAAATCGAGGGCATTGCGGCATGCCATGATATTGGCCAGCGTAATGGTGGTTGTGGTCGCGCCAGCAACACCAGCGCTGGAGCCGGTGACTACGCCCTGA